GATGATCCTTTTGGGTACATCAGTCAGTTAAGTAGCTACGTCTATGCAGGTAAGGATGATGATAAGGTTACTAACAAAACGCATGGTGCTTTCCTAGCTATCGACAAACAGAATGGTCACATATGTCTTGATGTCTATGACTTTACTGAGGAACTAAAAACAAAAGAAGAGGAGATGATTGAGGCTAAAAAACTTGTAGGCGGTGAGCTAACTGTGGCACGTCAACAACAAGTACCTCAATCTAAGACAAGTCCTAACACTAAGCTACCAGTGATGTGCAGTTACTGTGAGTTCAAGAAGAAGTGTTGGCCTGAAGCACGTAAGTTTATCTACAGCTACGGTCCTGTCTTTCTAGTAGATGTTAAGTCAGAACCTAAAGTACCAGAGGTTCCAATGGAATGAAACTTAAAGTAAGACAGAGAGCATTGAGGGCAGGTTATAGATCAGGACTAGAACAAGACACTGCAAAGTTCTTAAAGAAAAGAGGGATAGGTTTTACATACGAAGAGATGAAGATCAAGTGGGTAGACCCTAAGACTAAGACCTACACTCCTGACTTTGTATTAGACAACGGCATAATCATTGAGACTAAAGGAAGGTTTATATCTCCTGATCGTGCCAAACACCTAGCAGTTCGTGACCAATACCCTGAGTTAGACATAAGGTTTGTGTTTACAAATAGTAAATCAAAGCTTTACAAAGGAAGTAAAACAACGTATGGTATGTGGTGTAACAAGTATGATTTTAAATACGCTGACAGGTATATACCTGAAGCATGGCTAAAGGAACCAAAGAGATGAAACTTACTTTACATAAAGTTATACGAGAACCGTTTGAATACCCTGAGTTAATTGACAATGAAACAGGAGAGCACCCTATCTGTGTTGTTTATCTATCTGAGTTCAACGGAGAGTTAGAAGAAACAGAGATGTTATATACTACATTTAAAGAAGCTTATGAAGAATCGACTAGGGTAAACAGAACTATAGAAGGTGTTGTCATAGAGAACAACGACATATATGATGCTTAGAAAAAGAAAAACAGTATTAGTTTACACATGTGCTCACGCTGATCCTGATACAAGTAACGAGAGATTTGATTGGCTAGGTGCATTCATCTACGACTTGAAACCAGACTATGTTGTAGACTTAGGTGATGGTGCTGACATGCGTAGCTTGAATAGCTTTGATACAAAGTATCCTCAAGCAATAGTGTCGCAAGGTTATGAACGTGACATCAACCACTACAACGATTCACAGGAGAGACTACGTTGGAGATTCAGACATCACAAGAGAAAGCGTCCATACTGGATAGGATTCGAGGGGAACCATGAGAATAGAATCAAGAAAGCTATCGCCCATGATCCAAGACTTCAGGGAGAAAAGTACGGGATTTCCTTCAGCCATCTTCAAACGAAGCAATGGTTCGATGAATACCATGAGTACCGCAATTCAGCCCCCAGTATCGCTGATTACGATGGCGTATCTTATGCTCATTTCTTTGGTGCAGGTAATTATGGCACACCTATCTCTGGTGTTCATCATGCTTACACCTTACTACAAAACAGGAATCACAGTTCTACTTGTGGTCACAGTCATAAACGTAGTATGTATTTCAAAGATTCTGCACATCCTAATTCAATTATCGGGCTTGTCGCAGGGTGCTTCAAAGGTGCAGAAGAATCTTGGGCAGGTCAGTCGAATAATGAATGGTGGAAGGGTGTCGTAGTCAAACGTGAATTAGAGAATGGTGTTTATGAACCTGAGTTTATTTCATTGAACACCATCCGTAAACTCTATGGGGGGAAGGATGTTTGATTATCAGGGGCAATTAGATTTACTAATAGAAAGCTATGGACTAGCTCAGTTATTAGAACAGAATGATATAACAGAGAACGTTGTTCTTGAGTTGTTGATTGAAAGAGGAGACATAGACTTGGGGGATTACTTCTTCAAGGACATGCCATTGGATATACTAGAAGAGGAGTTAGAATATGATCAATGAATCCTGGGAATACTACAAAGAAGTTTACAAAGACATGATAAGTCTTGCTCAGTATCAGAGTGCTGCAGCTAAGACTGCAATGTACAAACACAATCACAAGATACTTTACCCTGCACTTGGGTTAGCAGGTGAAGCAGGTGAGGTAGCCAACAAAGTAAAGAAGATGTTACGAGATGATAACTTAGATAAGAACGCTATTGAATCTGAGCTAGGAGATGTCTTGTGGTATGCAGCTATGTTGTCTAAAGATTTAAATATACAGTTACATGATGTAGCTATGAAGAATCTAGAGAAACTATATGGACGTAAAGAACGTGGAACTATACAAGGGGATGGTGACGAAAGATGAACAATTACTTGCCAACTGACTACCAAGCTTTTATACATACTTCACGGTATGCTCGGTGGCTTGAGGACGAGGGAAGACGTGAGTCTTGGTCAGAGACAGTAGACCGCTACATGGGTAACGTTGTTGGTTATGACATCGATCATAAGATTTACAATGCCTTGAGAGAAGCAATACTATCTCTAGAAGTTATGCCAAGTATGAGAGCAATGATGACTGCAGGTGCAGCGTTAGACAGAGATAACACTGCAGGTTACAACTGTAGTTATCTACCTGTAGATGACCCAAAGTCCTTCGATGAGGCTATGTTCATCCTCCTCTGTGGCACTGGAGTTGGGTTCAGTGTCGAGAGGCAGTTCGTCTCTAAGCTTCCAGAGATACCAGAACTCTTCGAGAGTGATACTACCATTGTGGTAAAGGACAGTAAGGAAGGGTGGGCTAAGGCTCTTCGACAAGTTATTGCTCTCCTTTATAGCGGTGAGATTCCTAAGTGGAATGTTAGTAGGATCAGACCTGCAGGTGCTAGACTAAAGACGTTTGGTGGACGTGCTAGTGGACCTGCTCCTCTGGTAGACTTGTTTAACTTTGTAGTTCATGTATTCAAAGAAGCACAAGGACGTAAGCTATCAAGCATCGAAGCACACGACATCATGTGTAAGATAGGTGAGGTAGTTGTAGTAGGTGGTGTTAGGCGTAGTGCTATGATTAGTCTGTCTAACCTATCAGATGATAAGATGCGACACGCTAAGTCAGGTGAGTTCCCTTCTCATAGATACTTAGCTAACAACAGTGTAGCATACGTAGAGAAACCAGACAGTCTTTCATTCATGCGTGAGTGGATGGCACTAGTAGAATCAGGAAGTGGAGAGAGAGGTGTATTCAATAGGCAAGCGAGTAAGAATCAAGCTGCGAAGAATGGGAGACGTGATCCTAACTACGACTTCGGAACTAACCCCTGTAGTGAAATCATTCTTAGGCCGTATCAGTTCTGCAATCTTACAGAAGTTGTTGTCAGGGCTACGGATAGTGTGGATGATCTGGAGCGAAAAGTCCGTTTGGCAACAATACTGGGAACTATACAATCCACGTACACCAACTTCCCCTACCTGCGAAAAGTGTGGCAGAGGAATACAGAAGAAGAACGACTGCTTGGTGTGTCATTAACTGGTGTCCAAGACAATCCTCTTATGACTGCAAAGAACAAGGGATTAGACAAGACACTAGAAAGACTTCGAGAGGTTGCTGTAGCTACTAATGCTGAGTGGGCTGAACGTCTTGGTATTAACTGTAGTGCAGCTATAAGTTGCAATAAACCTAGCGGAACTGTCTCCCAACTTGTTGACTCTTCTTCTGGTATTCATGCTAGGTATAGTCCTTACTATATCCGAACAGTAAGAGGTGACAACAAAGACCCTCTCACTCAGTTTATGAAGGATCAAGGTATACCAAGTGAGCCTTGTGTTTACAAACCAGATCAGACTACAGTGTTTAGTTTTCCAGTAAAAGCACCAACCAATGCTGTAGTAACATCTGACTTGTCAGCTATCGATCAACTAGAAACGTGGTTGATGTATCAACGTCATTGGTGTGAGCACAAACCTAGCGTGACAATCAACGTCAAGAAAGATGAGTGGTTTGAGGTAGGTGCGTTTGTATACGAGCACTTTGATGAGATGTCTGGTGTAAGTTTCTTACCATACGATGATCACATCTATCAGCAAGCACCATACCAAGAGTGCACTAAAGATGAATACAAAGAACTTATGAAGACAATGCCTAAGAGTATTGATTGGACTAAGCTATCAGAGTATGAGTCAGAGGATACAACTAAGTCTAGTCAGACATTCGCATGTACTGGCGAAACATGTGAGATTGTAGACATATCAGCGTAGGAGAACTTGATGGGAAACAGCGGTATATACTGGATAGATTCAGTCTTTGATGCTTGTGTTTTATTTCTGTTGTGGGCAGCTAAGATGATGGGGATTACATACGAAGAAATAAATGTGTATCTTTTTTGTATTGCAGTTCCGTTGATAATAGTGTATCAACATTATAGAATCAAGTATCTAAAGAGGAGAGCCTATGGCTAACTGTGAAATATGCGAAAGGGTGTTGGATGATGATGGTGTTTGTGGTGAATGTATTGAGGGTGGTCCAGATCAAGTCAACAACCCTGTCCACTACAACCACAGTGGGATAGAATGTATACAAGCTATCGAAGCTATGACTGAGAATATGTCTGGTAGTATAGCACCACACGCTGCCAATGTCCTCAAGTATCTCTGGCGTTGCGAGTACAAGAATGGTTTAGAAGATATAGACAAAGCTATCTGGTATCTCAATAGACTACGCAAGAGGTGGACTCAGACACACAAGTAAGAAAAAACCCCCAAGGAGAAATCCAAGGGGGTTTATTTTATTTCTTTTTTCTTTTCTTACCAGAGGCGGTTACTGACCACTTGACTCTCTTTGGTCCTGTTTTCTTTCTGGCCTCGCTCTTTGATATTTTTCCTGCAACTGCTTTAGGTCTACACGCAGGGTAGCCTCTGCGCTTATCTTTCTTCCCTGACCTTCCACACTTTTTACCTGTCTTGACATCACGCCAATCCTCTTTGAACCATTTACCTAGACCGCCTTTAGCCATATCACTTCTTCTTTTTCTTTACTCTGTTATCCTTGCCTTTCCATCCACCGCCTTTAGACTTGTACCACTTAGCAGCCCAAGCATTTGCGTATGCTGAAGGATAGACCTTGAACTTCTTCTTAGCTTCTGCCTTGGCTCTAGACCACAGAGCAGGTTTTGTAGGTGTAGGACTTGCCATGACTAAACCTTACACACACACTCAGGGCAGCACTTACGATTCAACATAGCACACCCAACTCGTTTGATATACTTCCATATCCACTTTACTATATTCATAATGTAACTCCTATTTCTACACATGTACCTTGTGAAAAGATACCTCTTGAAATAAATCTATCTACCATACTACGCATCTCAACTCTACATGTTTCCCTAGTTCTGTATAAGTTTTCATTGTTAACTGTGAGAGTACACGTTGTTGAGTTTGTAGGTGTCATGCAGAACATGACTATAGCTAACCACATCAGAAACTAAAGGTAGCCCCTACAGTTACGTCACCAAATTCTAGGTCTGCATCTGTTGAAACTTCTGTATATAGATTGATATTAGTGTTAGCTATTTCATAGTCTGCAGTGAAGTCTAGACCCTGAAAGATGTCACCCTCATCAAGAGTTAACATATCAATGTCTGTGGCTACACTTAAGCCAATACCTAGTGCAGTTACTCCTGCAGATGGTGTCAATTCCCATACCCATTCTTCTACACCAGTAGTATAGTTGAGGTCAGTCTCTGCACCAATAGATAAAGTCTGTCCTGCTACAGAGAAGTCCATAGCTGATGTGGACGTTGCTGCTAACATAGCGGCTGTTACGATTGCTGTTGTTTTCATTGTATTATCCTTTACCATTTTACTTTAGCAGCCCAATATGCTGCACTCATTTTTCCCTTTTTAATATTCTTAGCATGTCTAGCACGAAAAGCCTTATTCCTAGCTGAACCTTTAGGGCTTCCTCTGACACCTTTCTGACCAAACCTGATAACCTTTTCTTTTCCATTTGAACATGCCTTTACTACGTGTGATTTACTAGGATGATTAGGCGTAGCTCTAGGACTATTGCACTTCATCTTTGACTTGTTAAGTCGTGCTGCCATCTTTCTTTCTCCTTAACGTTGCAATAAGAGTAAGTAAACCACGTCCCATTTCCTGTGGACTAGGTGCTAGCCAACCTAGTACTAGAAGTATCAATACCCAAGGTGGAATCTCATTTATATTTATGTTTCCCACATTTTCTGTACTTACTTTATTTTTATCATTACTTTGATTTAGGTTTCCTTCAAGAGTCTGTACACTAACTTCTTGATCTGTATTGTTTGTAGTACCTATTGTTTGTGAGTTTGTTTTACCTGCCTGTACGTTAGCATTGACACTAGGTCCACCCCCACCGCCAAGTAGGTTCATTGGATTCAACATACAACCTGCTAGTAGACTACCTAGAATCAGACTTGCTATAAGATTCCTCATGTATCACCCTTGTTGGAGTCACTGTTGTCTTAGATTCTTTGCCCATCCATATGCCAAAGCACCCTGTCAGAGCACCCATGCAAACAGATACTAGACCTGACTGTTGTATTGTTGGATCAGGTAAAGCCATATACCAATGTACAGCCTGATATGTTAGTATAGTTACAGCCAACATCATCAGCCTTGGTATAACTTTCCAATCGTCAACTATTGTGTGTGCCATTCTTCCTCGCATACTTTATAGCTATGTTTTTACTACGAGTAATTATTATTACTTTACCGTTCTTATCATATACTACAAACTTATTATTTATTTCTATCAACCTCAAAGCAATGTACCGCTGACTTGCTGTTCGTTACCATTACTCTTGCTCTTACCATCTCTTCTTTACAGGCTTCCTCTGATCCGTAAGTACCTATTTGGTAGTACTCGAACTCATTCGTCCCCACTAGAAACTGCATCCACACGAGGAACCACATCACCATCTACCTTGCTGTTTGCCGATGAGGTAGAATACCAATAGTAGTATGCCGCCCCCAAGGATAAAGATAACACCACCAATACTGAAATTAATAATCGCATCTATTCTCTCCTGCTTCTTATAAAGTTCTTCTTTTCTTTGTCTACGCATTTTAGCTTCAATCTGTAAGACTTCTTCCCATGCACTAGGACCATAGTTCCAAGAGATGTGATCTTTTATCTCTTGACGCATCTGCTCCATCTTCTTCTTGTTAGCAAATATCTCTAGAGCAGTCTCTTCGTCACTACCTTTGAACGTTTGTTTCCACCAAGGAGGATTCTTTTCTCGTTCTTCTAGATTAGTAAAGTCAGAGAAAGCTTTACCCCAGTTGGCAAGCTGACCTGTCATATCCTGTAAGTCTCTACCTGCACCAATCGCACCCTTGAGTGCTTTGAATGCGCCAGTTGCCATTGCAACACAAGTTACTGGGTCCATTACTTATCTCTTAGTGCTTGCTCTATGTTGTCTAGTTTGTTGAAGATTGCCTTGACAGTTTCTTTTAGTTCTTTCATCTCTCTGTCGTAGGCTAGTCTGTTAGATTCATACTGTGCTTGTAATACTGCAATGTCTCTCTCGTTCTTTGTTGACTTCATAAATAGAAACCATACAACAAACGCAAGAGGTGCGGCTAACCACTGGGCTATGAACTCTAACATCTCCATTACATTTTCTCGAAATGTGGGGCATCAATGAAGGGTCTTCGGGATTGTGATCTACGTAAGTCTATATATGACATCATAGCCTCTTCTGAGGTTCCTGGATAGGTTCTTATGTCACCTTCACTCCAAGCTGCTCCCCACTTTATACTGCAACCTACTTCTTTAGCTGCTTCTTTGAAAGCATCACAGATGTCATCATACAAGTTCAGTTCCCATGACACATCTGGACCTACATACGCTACTACATCTACAGCATGACTGAATCCATCATCTTGTAGTAGGTGTTTAGACCTCATGGTTTGTGATCTTCCTGCAGCTACGTTAGCTTTCTGCTCTTCTAAAGTTCTGACTCCTTGCGTTACTCCGAAGTCTACTTTAGAAAGTTTTATAGCTCTCTCAACTACTGCAGTCATATCTGGATGTACTCCTTCGAGTCTATCCAATGACCTTTGACTTAATCTAAAACTCATATTATGGCCTCGGTTTTGGTTTCATGTAAGATGGAGTAAAACTTCTAGACACAGCCCTCTTTATAGCACTCTTCTGTTGTTTACTTTTAGCTGTAGAAGCAAACTGCATAGGTTTAGTTTTTAACTTAATCCCTGCATTGTGTGCCATTGCTTTATTTGTAGTTCCTTTTAGCATTGAAGAGTATGAAATTCTAGATACTCCTCTTTTATTACTTGCTCTCATATCTTACTCCTTATGGTCTTTGTTGAGGGCTTTTACTTTCCCTTAAAGGTTTGTTTTCAGGTTTCATTCTGTCACCGTATAGTATATCCCAAGCTGCCCCAAGAGTTTCATCATCAGGACGCACAGGTATTCTTTCTATAGTAGCTTGCTGTGGGTCTTCATCTATACCAACATCCTGTGATGCAGTAGATTCTAATGCTAGTCTTACACCTTCGTTTATTATACTAGGGGTAAAGTACTTGACTGAGTCAGAACCACCTTCCATTTCAATCATAGCTGCTATTACTTTCTTCATATCTTCAGGATTATCTTGGAGAGTAATCTTTCTGTTTCTTGGAATACCTGACTTTTCAGATACAAACTTAATGTAGTTCTGAGTATCATTCTCTGTAGGTGGTGCAAATCTAGAAACCATACCAGATATATCATCTAGGTTATACTGTGTGTTGTATGTATTCAAGACTCTCGCTAAAGCTCTGACACCCATCTCAGGACTCTCGAAAGATACAAACGTAGAGTCAGCTTGCTCCTGAGTCATACCTTCCCATTGAGTATTTGTTTTCTTTATATTTCCTGGATTGTTGTTTCGGATACTACGTACTGATGATTCTCTTAAATCTTCAGAATCTACTTGATCAAGAGCAGTAGTAGCTATTTCTTCTACACTTGGTTGATTACTATCCTCGTCTTCTATTGCTAAATCATTTATAATACGATCAAGAATAGGTATAGATTTTCGTCTATCTAACGCTTCATTATATCCTTCAGGAAATGTTACACTTGTAGCGGCTATTTTAAAACCTTTGTCTGTCATTTCTCCAGAAATTGCAGAGCTAGGCATGTTTAAAAGTTTACCTTGATCTCCAGTTATGTAGTATGTTTGATCTTGTTCATCCCATACTGCACCTGCTAATGCAGATTCAATACTTTCTAGATTCTTTTGCAATGCTGTTCTCTGTAAAGTAGCAGCACTACGTAAAGCTATACGCATTTCATCTGCAGCTTCACGATCTACAGTCGCTACCATATCTATAGATTTAACTAGGTTAGGGTTATTAAATATTTTAGATATTTTAGCAGACGTAAAGAAGTCATTATCCGTCATCATACCTGCAGTCAAAGACATAACACCGTTATAAAACTGTTTTATAGAATCGCTGCTTTGCATTTCATTAGGTTTTAAAACTTTTATTGCAGATAAACCGCCTTCTACATTTCTGTTTCTTTCTTCTTTAGACATTTCTAAGTAAGGCTTTAAGGCATCTGGTGCAGTTTCTACAGTGAACGTAGTATTACCATTAACAGGAGTAGTAACATCAGCTTGTTGTAAGTCTGATATGATACCACCTTTTTGATTAAATAGATTCTTAACAACTTCACTATTCGCTAAAGAATTTAATTCCTCTGCTACATTAACACCCCTAGCTGCAACCCATGCTTCTGCGTTTAGAGCAGAGTTAGCAGCAAAAGCTTTGTCTATATCACCATCAGCCGCTTGTATCAAAGCTGAACCGTAGTTTTTAATTAATGTATCAGGATCAGCAGATTTTTCAATAGTTTCTAGAAAGGCTCTTTGACCATCTAGTTGTTGTTTAATTTCATTCCACTGCTCTTCTTCAACATATGCAGGTTTTACTATCTGTATTCTCATAAGATCGTGAGAAGCCATTGCGTCTCTAATTTCTTGAATAGTAATAGGCTCTCCCTTTTTACTTTTTTCTACAAAACCTGCAATGATTCCTAGATTAAAAGAGTTTACAATCTTTTTGTATTCTCCTTTTAGTTCTGTTTCCCAATCAAGTTGATTACCTGCACCTACCATAGCAAGTTTAGTTTTAGCAATACCTAGACTCTGCACAGTCATCAGAGCTTCTGTTCTAAGTTCATCCGCTGAAGCATTTGGTTTTGTAAAAGAAGCGGCTGCAAGAGCCATCTTAAACTCATTAGTATTCTCTACTGATGATATAAGTTGCTGCTCACGAGACTGTCCAACATACTCAAAAGGTCTTTCAAACACTATTTCATATTCTGTTTTAAGACGATCTACATCATAACCTAAACTATTATACTTTAAAACAGCTTCTTTTTCTATTGTTCGAGCTTTAGCGAAGTTATTATTCTGCTCCCTCTCTAGTTCTGCTTGATCAAAAGCTTTAAATAATTCAGATTTAGCTTTGTTTTCTCCACGCTTAACTTCTGTTTTAGCATACCCTGTAGCAAACTGACCGATACCACCAAGAAGTGTATTAGCCATACCAAGTTTAGAACGCTCTATTTGAGTCTGCGCTCTTATTTGTGCAGCTTGAATATTTGTAGCCATAGCTTCAAACTTAGCTTGTGTCTCACCTCTTTTATCTTCTACAGGTTGAGCAACTGGACGCTCATACCCGATATTAAAAGATGTTTTAGGTGCGAATATATCTGCCATTCCTTTACCTTCCTAGTACTGATCTGAGGCGTTCTGCTTCAGCATCTTGATCTGCTCTTAGTAGAGTTTCGTATACATTAAAGAACTGATCATCAAGTCTACGGTTCATACTTTTTCTTAGAGATGTTTGAATCTCAGGAGAAAACCCACTCATGTCAATCTTTACTTTCAATTCATTGAACAACTTGAATGCTTTCTCTTTATCTGCAGTGTCACCTTTTAATAAATCAAAAGCGTAGTTAGCTTCAGTGTTTATTTCTTTACGGAACTTAGTTAGTTTCTTGTTACTTGTAAACATAGTTCTTCGAGTGTCGTACCACTCAGCCTGTTTTAAGCTACCAATACCAAGTAACTGTAAGATACCTTCTGTTGTACCCATCTCTCCTGGAATTGTTATACCATTCTTACTACGATAGATACCGTTATTGAAGATACCGTAAGCTTTAGCAATGTTATCTATACCTGATGGCTGTCTTAGAATCTTAATGACATCATCACTCAGCATAGTTCCACGATTATCTCTTAGAGATGAGTATGCTTCAATAAATGCGTCTGCTATTCCACCAGTAATATCTCCTGAAGGGCCGCCTACAACCTCAATAAACTGACCTTCTTTGATCTTACGGTATGTCTCTACAACAGCACCTGCAGGAGCCAACCTACCTGCTAGTCCTGTTCCAACTTTACCATCTGTATCTTCCATGAGATAGTCAGTAAGTGCATCAATCGCACCCCATTTTAAGAATGTGAATTTAGTACTATCTGGTTCTACACCGAAGTAGTCTGCTAGAGAGTCAGCTGCATGTGTAAGACCAAATCCTGCAGCACCGTAGAAAGGCATCAAGATTCCAAACATCCGTATTCGTTCTGCTTTAGTGAAGTTACGCCCTACAAACACAGACTCCATAGCTCTAAATGTATGAGATAACCACTGTGTAGGAACTCGCATCAGACCACTTTGAATCTGAGGTCTACCTACTGCAGTCATATTGAACGTCAAATCCTGATCACGTCTACTAATCCACATACGAGCACGATCACTTGTGAGAGATACTCCAGGATTCTTAGCCTTAAACTCTAGTATAGCAGTGTAAGTACCAGTAAGTCTTCCTAGTCGTTCACCTTGATTGAACGGTATTAGCCCTAAGTCCATGCCTTTACGTGCAGTTTTCTTTGTAGATAACCAAGCTTTACGTAATACTGATGGTTTGTAGCTTTCTCCTTGGAAACCAGAAATACCATACGATACACCAGTACCTTGTTCGATTGCTTCAGCATCAACTACTTCACGTCCAGAGGTACGGACATACTCCATAATCTCTTTTATCTCATCTTCTGGCATGTTGTAGTATTTAGATAGACGTTGAATACCTAAGTCTACTACTTCAGGAGACTTGTGGTACAGACTACGCATAGTTAAAGCCATACTTGCACCACGAAAACCATGCTTCGGTGAAATAGCTATAACTGTAGCAGCATGAGAACCCTGAACAAAAGCCTGAGATACGTTCAAGAAACCAAATGCAGACTGAAAGCCAATGTTTAGCAGAGCATTACTTGGATCACCTAGACGTGTAGGTATGTGAGTCTTTTGAAACACGTACTCAGAAGCTTGTCTTCCTAAGTCTTCCATTGTCTCTACGGCTGCACTCTTGACACCCATGCGTCTCATCTCAATATCACGTATCTCTTTCATACGTCTATCGAATGCAGTGTTACCTTTTATTTCAGCTTGCATAAACAAGGTTCTGTAGTCGTTAGGTGAAACACCTTCTTTAAACCAGTTAACACCTGCTTTCTGTGCTGACTTTACCCATCCTACCATAGCATTGTATGTGTATGCGTGATTAGCTAACTCTTGTACGGCTGTTCCGAACTGTTGAGTTATGGTATCCATAGGATCAACATTGTAGGTTTTCTTACCACCAAACTCAGGTAGAACTCTGTCTTGTCTTGACATATCTTTTTCTACGTAATCAGAAAACGTCATTTGAAAAGAAGCATCGTCAGCATCTACATCTTGAACGTATGAGTTACGTTCCTTATAGGCAATCTTACCTTCTTCTAAGTTCCAGTTATTTTCATCTGAGAATCTACGTAATTCTTCTAGATTAGTAATAGCAGGATTCCAATCATTATTAGCAGCTATTACATCATCTATGTTGCCTTCACCTTGAATCAAAGCAGTTTGTATATTTTCTAGTTGTGTTTTAGCTGTAAAAGCATCAGTATCAGTAAACGTTGTCAACAAAGACTTAGGAAACCTACCTTCACGTCCTAATACTACAAAGTAGTTAGCATTAGGGTTAGTTCGAGGACCACCTGCATTGAACCCCATAACATCTTGTGGTTCTAGTGCATCAACTTTTCTTGGTTTAGTTACGTAACGCACTCCAAGATCATCACGATCTAGTTTCCATACGTCAAACCCTGCGTCTATCTCATTCTTGTAAAGACGAACATTATCATTCAAGTCTAGGATGTATTCGTCTGCCCCTATTTTAGATGTAGATGTAGTCTTTGCAGGTACACGAATACCATCAGGCATTTCTACTGCGCGGTATCCCTTCTGCACATAAGTACGCATAATGTTGTTAGCACGAATAACGGCTGCAGTGTTAGATATAGCAACCTCTGCATCGTAAGCATCTATAACTTTCTGGCTTGGTTGTCTTCCTGTTAGTTCTGCATATCGTACAGCAAACTCTTCTTCACTGTACCATCCACGTCTAACAGCCTCTACTGGATCATCTCGTAGTTTACCTACAATAGATGCAAGTGTTGCACGATCACTAGGACCAAGAGCATTTATCTTCTTTGCTTCTTTCTGAAATACACCTTTGACTGCAGACTGAGCAGACTCACCCATCTGAGCTAATGTAGTTAATCTGTCAACACCACGTAAAGCAGTAGAACCCATAAGAGTATTACCGAACACTCTACCTAGAGTATTCCTAACTATACCACGTTCCATCCTAAGAAGTTCATCAGGATCAATCGCACCTACTTCTTTAGATAAATCTACGTTTTCTCTGTATTGAACGACATAACCTTGAAGTTCATCTGCAGAGTTCTTAACTGGAACTACCTCGCCACCTGTTTTCTCAGCTAAACGATTGACACCTGCAGAGGGTTCACCTCTTGGTGTTGGCTTGTAAGGAGTACCATCAGTAGTTTTACCTAGTTGTATGTTGACTGTGTAGTTTCCAAATCCTGTTTCTTCTAAGTCTGACTTGTATACAGGGTTGTCAACTCGTTGTCTAAACTTAGATACAGTAGCAGCTACAGAAGTACGTAGAGCATCTTCATCCACAACACGTCCCATAGCTCCACTTTTATAAATAGTAGAAATCTCATCTGCTAGTTGATTTTCTCTTAGAGCACGAGAGTACCAACCTTCAGGTGTAGCAACTGTAGGAGCATGTGGGTTTACAACTCTAGGTCCAAGATCAGCATTTACTTCTGGATCAATGTTACGAGCAGCTATACCTTCACCAATTCTAGCAGCTTGCTCTGGGCCTTCAAGTTCAGCAACTCGTCCGATACGTGTAGCAGGTTTTGTAGCTGTACGTGCAACCTTAAAACCTAAAGTAGCTAATTCACCAATACCTATAAGATCAGCTATAGCAAATGCTTTATTTATGTTAGCATCTCTATCATAACCATTGTTAGCTACTACACTTTTTAACCAATCAATCTTATTAGCATCGTTCTCACGAATGCCTTCCTGCATTATTTCGTTTACTGTCTGTTGAAACCATTCTTTGTATTCGCTATTAGACATCTTCATGCGATTAAAAAGAAACTCAGCACCTAGTCTTTCTGTTCGATCAGTAAGTGTCTCAGGAATACCTACAGTAGCTTCTCTTGCAATATACGCACCGAAGTCTAAAACACGATCAATAAGTCCTGTTTCTTCTTGTGCGGATAAATCCTCTAAGATACGTTGCTCAATAGCCAAGTTTACTGCAACCCTTATATCTAAAGGACTAACAGTATCATCAGCTAAAGTTACAGCTTGCTCATAGAAGAAATCAGGATTTTCAAAGAAGTCTTTAGTTTTAAACTGAGCATCCTTATAGGCTTTTTCAAGCTCTTCTGCTTTCATTTCTTCAGTATAAAACTTATCTCGAATTAAAGCCTCTATAGGATTAGCACTTTCAAACAACATTTGTTTAGCTTGATTAGGCTCAACATCCTTATTGGTAGCCATAAAAGCTTCTTGAATACTTTCTTCTGAATCTTGTTGTAATGTTACAGGTCTGTTAAACTCATCATCAATAGGAGCAACAGTCTCTTGAACATAGTCGATGGGACGTTCTATATCCATTTATAAATCCATTTATGCAATATTGAAATAACCGCCAGGAGAAATACCTGTAGTAAACATGCTAGTGCCTATATTAAGAGCAGTTCCTGCTATGCCCATATAACTTGCAGCTTGAGAAGAATACATACCTGCTTTTGCAGATGCAACATTAGCTTGTGCTTGAAGGACACCTGCTTTTCCGTATAAAGTATTTATTTCAGATTGTAAATCTAAGCCACGTTGTCTTCCTTGGAATATCTTTTCGGACAATCCAGACTGTTGTGTTGAGTATCCTAGTGCAGCTGATAATTCTGATCCAATAGACGCAGCACCACCAGATACAGCTGAACCTTGAGCACCCATAGCTTGTGCTATATTTCGTTGCCTTGCTCTTACTATTTGAGCCTCTCGTATAGCTTGTCTACGTTGTCTTCGTACAGCGAGTCTTTCTTGTTCCTGTTGTTGTCCTGCTATTTCTTGTTGTACTTGAATCTGCTCAGTCTGAACACCTGCTACATCCTCACTTATCTGACCAATATCTTCTTGTATTTCTGTTAGTTCTTCAGTATAAGTCTGAGCCTGAGACTGTGCTTTCTTTGCTTGCTTAACCATAGCTACTGTTGTACCGACAGCAGCACCAATAGCAGCCCCTGCAAGAGTGGCAGCAGTACCACCTACGACAGCTGCGCCTATTGCTCCACCAAGAGCAGCACCTACTAGAGTAAAAACAGCCATATTATAATTCCTTTATGTATGCGGTTTCTACTTCTTTGAAACCTTTTCGTTTAAATAGAATACCTGCTTTACCTGATAGTATTCCATCTAAGGCTGACAACCTAACGAAGTCACAACCTTTCTTACTTGCCCATTCTACATATCCATCGATTAACTTAGGAGCAGTTTTACCGTTTCTATGTGAAGGGTCTAACCATAGCATAAGTTCTTGAGCTACTACTAAATCATTTATTGGTAACTCAGAAACTACACCTGCTATAGCACCTATAATTTCTTTATTGAAACATGCAACCTTTACTAAACCTACGTCACTGTCTAATAGTTGTTGCAAAGTTGCAGCTACTTTGTTTGGGTTTATTGTATTCAGAGCAGGATGGTTAGTTTCCTTAGAGAATAGTTTGGCTGCAATCGTAATATCTAAGATGTCGCTATGGTTAGCGTCACGTATTGTATAAGACATTTAGTCTCCTGTTCGCTTTCGCGGTTAATGTGTGTTGTTACGTCCACCTAAAACGGAGTAACCTAGAAGTATAAAGTCCTTGCCTTGTTCGCTTTCGAACTTTATACGCATTGATCTTCCCCTGCCTCTTAACTTCATTCTTGTTGTAATGACAGACTCAGGGTAATCGAAGTCTAATAAGTTAGTAGAATCAACTATCGGCATTGACTTCAATCTGTATGCTTGTTGTGCAGCACTAGATGAGCTAGTCTTGAAATCCCAGAAAGCAGATACTAACATTGAAGATGGATTGTTAGGAGCGTATCCATCTGTTTCGTTACCTTCCCATGCAGATTCTGTTAGTCTCATGTAGGTGGTAACGTAAGGTGCATTTTTTCTTAGAAGTAAGTCACCCATAAAGTCATAACCTGCTTCAGCAAAAGAACTGTAGTTTGTAGTTCCCCAATCCAAGAAGTTATCTTCAGTAAAGGAACCCATAGTCATCTTATTTGTATCACCATCTCTTATAATCAAGATGATTGCAGGTGATCCTGTAGCTACTGCAGCGGTTTGAATAGATACAACATCATCTCCTGCAGAAGTTATAACATCATCTCCATTTGTTGTAACCACATCTAAAGTAGAAGCAGCCGCACCAAACCCAGAGAAGAACTCAATACCCATTATTGAATCTGTAGTTACTCCTTGATCTTCTACATACCAAGGATAAAATGCTTTCAAAGGTACGTCTAAAACAAGAATATTATTTACTTTAGATTCTACGGTTTCGCCCTGTTTAGGCCATGCCCAGTAAGCACGTTTGTTTATAGGATCGAAGGTAGATATTAGTTTAGTCTTAGCTGCAGTAGGAACTTCATCCCAGTACTTCTGTATTGTAGAAATAGTAAGATTGTTTTCTACTGGTCTACCACTTGTAGAGTCAAACTGTAAAGTGTGTATACCGTTCTTACTCCACCAGATAGGAGAACCATCAGCTACTACAAAACTACCTGCATCTACGATACCGACATCAGTAATCTTTTTAACTGCGAATCCTGTAGGACTAAAAACACCATCGATACCTTCAATACGCCACACACCATTTTCAGCAAAGACATACAAACTAGCATCAATAACGTAGAGTACTTTGATACCAACAGCACCTGATATTCTTATTGTACCACCGTCTGTAGCCAGAAGATCACTTACCTGTTCTGATGTAGGATCATTTCTTTGTAAGCACTCGCCTAGTTGATAGAAGTCATCTATTAATTGACTAAACAGTATTACATCAGAGTTCTTACTACTGTTTAGACCTGCATAAAAAGCACGTCCTGCGAAGTTAGCTACAGTTTTAAATCTACTTGATTCTACTTCTGTTGTGAGGCCAGATATACCTGAAGCAGTAGCACGATCTTTACTGAAGAAGTCTAGTATGTAGTGTCCGTTACCTGTAAGACTATTACCTGTGTAGACCTTTGCCCACTCAGCCGCATCAAAAGAACCAGTAGAGTCTTTACCTGCATACCAAGCATGTGTTAATGGTGGGTGTTTACTGGAGTTAGCTGTTTGATATGCACTTAATGCAGTGTCACCGTTAGGTGCAACCCATCCTGCATTCTGTGTATCATATTTACGGTTATCTGAAGGGCTAGCTTTAGACTCATCGTACTCTGTCGTGTCACCTTGCCAATCAAAGTCACGAGTACGAAAGCTTATCTGACTTACTGTGATTGCTTCCGTTACATTGTTGTATTCTACATAGATAGGGTTGATAGCTTCAGATACTACAATCAACGCACCTTTGAGTGAAGTAAAGCTACACTTGGCGTTAGATGCACCAACACCCCCTGATACTTCGTATGTTGCTAGATTGACTGTGCCTGTTTCTATGTTAGCTGAGAAAGGTACATCAGACTTATTGAAGAAGTATAGTGTAGCACCTTTCTGGAATACTAGAAATTCTTGACCTGACTCACCACCAACATTGAACCACGTCCCTGTTGTAGTAACTTCTGAATCAGATACTGTAAAGCTAGATAGTACGTGGTTAGTTTCTTTAGCTGCACCTTTACGTCTACGTCTTGAACCGTCACGTCTAAGATCACAGTTAAGTTCATCTACTGAAGCATCTGGTGGAAACGTTAACTCACCTGCCTCAGTAATCAAACCTTTTACAAATGTATTAACTACCCTTTGTGTTAGACTCTGTGGCATTTCGTTTCTTACGCTCCTCGTAGTCCTTACCAAACGCTTCTCTTCGAACTGTTTTAGAAGGAGTAATTCCGTTTAGATATACTTGTATTGCTTTCTTTGCACTATCTAGTGATGTATACTTTCCACTTAAATCTCCTGGAACCTTGCCTTTTTCTACATGGACCTCGAAGAATATAAAGCCATCTGGTGATTTTCTTACATGGATAGGAGTAACTAGTTTTTCTGGACATGTAGCCTTCAGTGTTTTACTGTCGTAATCAATCTCGAAGTTAACGTCTACCATAGTACGGCCTTTTGTTTTCTTTCTTTACTCTGTACATATCACTCTGCATGTAAGACTTTTGCCTACGTGCAGCTTGTTCTATCTTTTGATCTACACCACTCTTAAATAACGAGAAGCATGTAGACTTAGCTTCAGCAATCAGATACGGAAACAAAACTGCATCAATGTCAGGTGTGAAGTTATCACTTATTGTAAATGTAGGAACCTTGTGTCCTAGTGCTTGTGTCTTAGATTCTGCTAGTATCTGATCAACTGCACTGTCATATGAATCCATTACGATATGAAGATCATCGAAGGATGTATAGAAGTTAGGCATCTTGTCGTTACGGATTAGTATAGGCGTACTTCCGTTTACGTCATTAACAACTATTACATCATCACCTTCATTGTTTAGTGTTAGGAATGTTAGAGGTTCAATGTATTCTATTTCTCTGAACTCATTACCTGAAGTTGCTTTAACATTATATCTAATTAAATCTATTCTTTTCACACCGTCAGGTACTTGAAAGTGTGTAGGCTTTGTAGAATCTGATAAACTTACAAGCCTCATTAATTCTTGGTGTTCTGGTATCATCCTTGTAGATACCATGTTAAGATAAACATCACGTACTACAGATGCAATTTGTTCTGCTTCTATAGAATCACTGATGCTGTTTACATCTTCGGAATCCATATCCGATAAAATGTTCTGTACTATTTGTAGTAGAGTTCTTTTCATTATGATCCATCCACACAAACAACTATTACACAATCTTTGTGTGAAGTTGCGCCACCGTTACAGGCTATTTTTATAAAACTACCTGCAGTTACTGTATTGTTAGACGATGGAGCTAATGTGTCTACGTCTCCTGCAGCCGAACCTGATTGGGTTACAGTTAACACACCCATCGAAGCACCTGCAGAATTGGTTACTGTAAATGTTGTATCTGAACCTGATATTGCTCCACTTAAAACACTTTGTATCTTTGTTACAGTACCTGCATACGGCATAGGTACGTATATATTACTTGCACTAGATATATCAGCAAAGTGAACAGTAAGCATTGACTGTCTTGAAGTCCATGTTCCTGATCCTGATCCATTTGCTAAATAAACATCTCCTGAACTAGCAGTAGACGCACCCTTTGGCTCATGAAGATAAGGGTCTGAAAGTGCTGAATGGTTTACGTTTGCCATATTATAAATTCCTCAAGAGCATAAAAGAAGGTAGCCCCCGAAGGAGCTACCTGTTAGTATTAAGTTTCGATGTAAGTAATAACTAACTTAGCAGCACCTGCAGTGAATGCAGCCGTTCCGTAGTTAGCTTTGATGTATGCGTCTGCAGCACCAGTCATTACTGCACCACCTACTAAAGCACCGTCACAAGCGACTGCCTTAGTTGTAGCGTTAATGGCTGAAAGTGCAATGGTTGCATCGATACCATCAGCATCAATAGCAGAACCTGCAGAGTTATACGCACCGATTCCCAAGGTTGCAGAACCACCTGAAGTAAAAGCAGTAGTCACCATTAGGTGAGCACCTGTAATGTAAGAGTTAGCAGGAATGAATGGATCATTCGCTGCAGGTGTTGCAGCTGAAGAACCTAGTTCTGTAGCATCTGCAATATCAATTACAAGGGTTTTTACTTCGGACTTGGTTGTAGTACCTGCGTCAATCGCAGCACCTTGGTCAAGACCTGTGATGACACGTAGGCCATCTGAGTTATTGTAAGACATGTATCTTTCTCCTTATCTTAATTAGACGTTAGTTTTAGATACAACGCGAACCATGTTCTCTGGACGGTACAACTTGACACCGTAACGAGCAGTAGTTACAAACTCATCACGTTGGAAGTCTTTGTTGTAATCGTAGTCCACTTCTGGCATTTGCCGCCATGCACCCACTAATGGGGAAGCACTTGGGTCTGCAGAGAAGAACAAGTTAGCCTTACCATTAACAGATGAGAAGTCCACATTAGCATTTGCTGATGTAGGCAACGCACTGTCAGTAACGTCAGCTAGATAGTTCGAGCAGTACACGTCAAAACCATACACGTTTGCAACGAATTGCATACCTGTCGCAATACCATCACGTACAATACCTTCGAAACGTGGGTTGTTTGACACGTTTGTTAGGTTTGTTAGAGTATTCAATGTGTACTCTACTGATGGATCAACGATAGCAACTAGGTTACGATCAGGTACATTTGATTTCTTCAGAGCGTGTCGAGCACGAGCGAAGTCCTCAAGTGTGATAACCGCACCAGTTCCTCCTGCAGCGTATCTGTGCTCTACACCATCGATTGTCTCGTTGGAGTTTGCTGATACACCTGCTTCGGGAGCAGCCATAGTCGTTGTTTCGAAGTGTGCCATAATAGCACGTTCTTGTTCTGGAACAAAACGAGAAACCATTTCGTTCATGTAGAACATGTCTTGTTTAGCTTTCTTAGTAATATAAGTAGCTGATGATAGATACTTGTCAACACTGAATGTGAATTGACCTGTATCCAATGGACGATACTGAACCGCTGTATCTTCAGCGTAGTTGTCCACTTGCGCTTGACCGATTGATGGTATCTTGAACGTATCGCCATCAGGAAAACCTTCTAGCATACGGACATAACGCTGTGCCATCATCTCGTCACGCAGAATCTCTTTTAGCTCACCAGACCATACCTCTGAGCGAGTTAAGAGAGACACGTTACCAGTTGTCATAGACATACTGCATCTCCTTTATTAAAGTTATGTTGATTAAACACCGAACTTATCACCTAGACGTTGACGATCTTCCATCATCTGTTGTTGTATCTTTGGTGTGTAGTATAAGCTACGGTTTTCTCTACGCATAGTTTGATAATAATTAAAATCACGTTCTGCGTTAGCTTTAACTCCAACAGCTTCTGTGCGAACAGACCCCTGAGTAATAGGTTTGAATGTCTGTTGTTTCTCGCCAATCAAAGCAAAGAACGCTGATGGTGATTCGGCTGCTAAATCTTGCATACGTTCCAAACTAATTCCAAGTTCTTGCGACTTGTTAACTAGTACGTTACGTGCCTCAGTACCATATGTCTCTTGCAACGTAGCGTCAACAGTAGAAATATTCTGTTGAACAGTAGCTTGAGTCTCACGTTCTGTTAGAGTTTTTTCAACAAGGCTTTTTAGATCATCCTCACTCACTGCAAGATTGGTGTTACCTTCAGTATTAGTGCCACCATTATTATTGTTATTGGACTCTAGAGGTTTTTCGTTGGTGGGAGCCGAAGCCTTTCCCTCTAGTTGTTGCAACAACTGGGCTGCATAGTCTTGCTTACTGAGGTCTTCTCGCATTTGTGTGAGTTGAGTCTCAAGGTTCTTGATATGCTCATCAGCCTCAAGTTTACCTTTAGCAAGAACTTCAGGGTCTTTCCAGTTATCACCCCTTGTCTCTACGAGCTTTTGCAAGTAAGAATCCTTTGGTTGTTCTTCTTGTTGCGTCTGCTCTGGTGTAGTCTGAGCTTCCTGTGGTTGGGCATCTGCAGACTTTGCTTCATCAAATATTGACATTATTGTAATCGATCCTTACGGTTGAGGTCTATTAGTTTCAGAATGTCCTCAAGAGCAGCATTGTACTCATTAACGGCAATCTGTTTTTCAGCCCATCCAGGGCCATAATCACGAACAGAATCTTTCTTGAATAGTGTCTGCTCAATGACATCTTGTAAATCATCGAAGGCATTCTTGTAGTACATGATCTCTTCGATGCGTTTGTTCTTTTCCTCACCCTTTAGACCTTTGGTCCAAGCTGAGTGCATTTACTTCATTACCTTCTTTTTCTTAGGCATAGGCTTCTTCTTAGGCATAGGTGCTTTAGGAGCCTTTTTCTTATATGGTTGTCCTTTTCCTGGCATATCAAATCCCCATTTCTTGTGCAGCCATTAGTTCTTCTTCGTTAAGCATCTCTGCTTCTTGAGCCATCTTCTGAGTTTCTAGTTGCTCAGTTACGGTTATGTTCTCACCGTATAGTGTTGGCTCACCTAATTCGTATGCAATGATACGAGCTAGTTCTTTACCTGATAGGTGTGGTGCTACAGTCGGGTCTTGTGCTTTTACTGCAGACAACTGAATCAGGTTCTGTACTCTACGAGCACGTTCAGCAAAGTGTCTTGCTCCTACAGGAACTATCTTACCACTTGCTGTAATATCTTCTCTAGTAATTTCTAAGAACTGTAGAACACCTGAGTCTTCGTCAGATACTCTTACTATGTCAGCACGATTCATGTAACGTCTAGCTACCTCAAGCATTGCATTCAACATAGGTTCTATAAATGTACGCTCGAAGTGTGCAGCCTTGTGTTCGAAGATACGTGACGCTGAGTTCTGTAGTGTCTGTACTTCGAAAGCAGTCTTCTCTCCTGGAGTACGGATACCCATAGCTTGTCTAGGAGCACCTGCCATTTCTTCCATCTTATTCTCTAAGATTTGTATTTGAAGGTCAGCGTTTAGTGCAGTAGCATCAGGAGCCATGTACCCTACGTCACCTTCTTCACCCATGTAGATTCTAGCTCCAGGCTCGAAGTCGAAGTCCTCTACGTCACCTTTTACTTTTAGTATCGGGTATGCGATCTGATCAAAGACATCTGCCTTGAGATTCTCTAGGTGATCAATCCTGTACTGCATTCCTACAAGATTATCTAGTGGACCCATTGCGTATAGGTTATCTGGACGGTTACGCCACCCACTATGGAAGATAGGAGCCTTACCCATCCATGATGGATTCTCTTGATTGTCTAGTACGTGAGCACGATCTACGATAGTAATCACACGGTCTGACATTAACTCACCAGACTCTTGATCATAGATGTCACCATAGAATGTCATAATCTCTACGTAGTCTGATTCGTAGTATTGTTCTATGCTTGTGAAGCCATCAGCAATAAAACCTTCAGCTTTCTCGAAGTGACCATCTGTTCCTCGTACATTCTTACGAGCAGACATCATCTTCTCGAATACACCGTTAAGGTACTTGTTACGAGGATCAGCATCTACCATACGCTTGATCTCACCTAAAGACTTAATGCTTTTGATTATCTTTGGTGAATCATCAAATGATGCAGCCGTAGGATTAAAACAAATGTCGTATGGTGAGATACGTAAAACTCTTGGTCCTACATACTTCGGTATAAACTCACCATCTTCTTTTGTAGTATAACCGTCTTCCCACTCTACCATAGCGAAACAGTTACCGTAAAGAATCCAATCCTGTATAAGATTAGACACTGTGTTCATTAGGTCAGACTGTCTTACCTTGTTTTCCATGTAAGACTGAATGATGTCACGTTTAGCTTTTACTGCAGCATCTCGTGAGTCAGCTTCCCAACGCATCCAGTTCTGTTGAGGAAACAAAGTAGCAAAGTAGTTAGCGTGAAGGTTATCTGCAATCTGTGTTATCTTTGGTGTAGTCGTTGTATTAGACCAAGGAAGGATTGCGTTAGCTGTTGTGGTTGTATCAGTAGCGTAAAGGTAGTTACGTAACTCTTTAGTACCTTCAACCCAATGGTGACGTAACTGATGCCATAGTCTCCACTTGTCTGCGATCTCTACGGCAAGGTTATCTGGATCGATAAGATTTTCAATATCAATAGTTTTCATTACCTACTCCCTGCTCTGAAACGGCTATTCGCCCAGACAATGTTATTCTCTCGTTTCCTGTTAAGGTTACGTGTTGGACGTACAGCCATATCAACTGCAGATGCTAGAGCGTCAATTACGTCATCATGTGGGGGGTTACGTGTAGACAGTTCGTCTTCCAAGTACTGAGTGTTACCACCACGATAATGCCACATTTGAAGATTATCGTATCTAGGTTCTAGAACCGAAGCAATACGCTCTTGTTTATTACCTTGTTGTTTGTTAGGTCTGAACTCATCAATGCTTAGTGCTAGACCGTGTTGTTTAATTAATTCTTTTAGTTGTTTAACGATTGCCATCTGAGCTACAGTAACTTCTGCTCTTAGCTTTCTGAAAGACCATTTGCTATGTAACTCAAAGATATGATCGAAGTATTCAGATATACGATCAGTCCTGAACCTGTCAATGTCTAAGACGTATACGTTGTTCTCTGAGTCAACACCTATGAGAACGAGTGCAGTGTAGTCAGCCTTTGATCTTAAACTAAATGCGAAGTCAATAGCTCCGAATAGATTTAGTTTACTATCTTTGTAGTGCCAATGACCGTTATCTAAGTGTAGATGTTTCCTGTCGAAGTATTGTATCTTGTCTCTTGATACTGGTACATTGTCAGGATCACTTGGATCATTGTAGTACTGTGCTTTGAACTGTCCTTTGTCTAAGTACTTACCACGTTTCTTAGCTAACGTAGCAATGTCGAACCCAAACCACTTACCGTCTTTACGTTGTTGTTTAGGCCACAAGAACTGTCCAGTACCATCACCTTGCTCTTCTACAGGTTTCTCTAAGATTTCGTATATGTTATCTTCACCTGTTTGTTCTCCTTCATCATCGTAGAGAACTTCTTTCATTTCCATCAAATCGTTGTATAAATCTTTACTGTGATACCTCGTGCCTACAACCCACTCTCTAGCGTCAGCACCTTCGATAGAGGATAGTAGTGAGTACTGACTTGCAACCTTCGATCTACCCTCAGATGTCAAAGCATTCTCAGCAACTACAACATCATCTAGTACAGCTATGTCACAGTGTAAACCTGTGAGTGATGTAGTAAGTCCACCTGTGAATATACTTGGATCACGAACATTCTCTTCTTTACGTAGTGGGTGATCTAAACTAATTTCTGAGTTAGTCCACCTTGATCGTTTACCTTCTTCTTGGTTTACGTGTTCAGGCCAGTACCGTCTGTATATCTCAGATGTCAGTATACCTTTTATGAAACTAAGTTGTTTCTCTGCAAGGTTAGCTGTAGCTGATATGTACAACACACGTAAGGTTGGGTCTTTGGTTAGTTCCCACGCTACCCTGTAAGCTATGAGTCTTGACTTACCGTGATCTCGTGGAAACAAAAGTAACTGATAGTTTCTAGCGTCCTCTCTTGTCCACCACTCTATAACTTCTTTGTGACAGTCACCTAGTAATTGTTGAGGAGCTACTAGCTGTATGAAGAACTCTAGATCATTCTCAGCGGCTTGTCTGATCTGGTCTAGTGCTTGTTTAGCCATGTTAGTTCCTTTACGGTTCTACAGGCCAATCATCATCTGCTAGGTTAGGCCATGCGTCTAGATCAGTAATGCCACGTAGTTCTTGTCTGTATGTAGCCCACGCAGTTTTATCTTCGTTGCTTAGAGGACTATCATTTATTTGTGTCCAATCAGTATCAGCTAGAAGTTTGTTACGTGTAGTCCTGTGACCTTCGGCTGTCTTAGCGTCTAGTGTAGCTTGATAGGCTGCTTCGTGTTGAGCCTTAGTCGTAGTCGTTACATTACCATCATCGTCTTCTTCTGTAGTATCAGCAAACATATCCCTTGCTACATACTTCTCAACCCAGTTGCCGTTTGCATCTTGTTTGACACCATCACGTACACTTGTTTGATATGCTGTTGTTGTAGCCGCAGGGCTTGCGAGTACTGCGTCTAGGTTTAGTGAGTCTAGCGTTGCTGCTTTCCACACTCTAGGCAATGACATGTTAGCAAAGTCTGCTCTCCATTGCCCTTGCGTTTTAACTTCGCCTGTTGTTCGTTCACGATATTCTGACATAAGTTGATACTCCTTTCGTCAGTTGATTTGTTAAGCTGCAATTGCGTAGAAGATAAAAGTTTTACCTGAACCATTAACAGCAGATCCAATAGTATTAACTGCAAATCCAGAGGAATGTGGGTCTATGTAATCATAACTATTTACTTCTGCGTCAGTGTTATTAAGAGCTAGTTTTGCATCATTACCTGCTACGATTCCTCGTTCCGTATCAAATACAAACCAATCTCCTGTGGTTGTAGTACATTTAATCATAACAAATTTTGCACCATTGCTAAAACCACAATCTATTACTTTACCATCGCTTGAGTCACCAGTATAGCTTCCCACCTTGGATACACCTGCTACGGTAGCGAAAAGGTAGGCTATGTAGGTAATACCACTTCCACTTACTTCGGTGTAATTGCCTAGTGAAAAGACAGAACTTGTTGGGGCAGTATCATTAAATATAGGAAAATTTGCTTCGGCTGGTGTTCCACCTCCATTGGAGAAGCTTACATAATAGTCCTCTGGGTCTGTTCCTCCATTTAATCCTTTGTGATAAACAATCCAATGATCTGCCGCACTACGTTTTTTAACCCACATCATCTCAGGCACTACGCCAAGATTATGATTTACAGTCATTGCGCTTCCTGTGCCGCTGTAGCAACAAACATCGAAATAGCCAGGTGCACGCTTCCACATCCATGAGTAATTATTTGAATCTAAACCAGTAAGGTTTCCGATACCATCCATTACATCAAATCCATACGCAGCCCCCCCATAGGCAGCTTCCGCATCAGTTGCAGCTGTCAGCAAAACTTGTAACTTTCCACGCAATCTATCTAATACGTAATTATGACCACCTAAAGTAACATCTGCACGATTTATAAACATATCAGTCACGAAATTGCTGCGATACAGAGGTGGTGGACTGTCTGCGCCACGTTCCGCAACAGCAAACACATCAGTCGCACTGGTAGGCTCTGCGAGTGGGCCACGTCTGATTGCCATGTAGATGTAGGTGTCTCCATTTTTATTTGTTTCATCTAAATTATCTGGACCAACTTCAAAACCAGTAGGAGTAATATTAAATATTCCAAAAGTTGTTTCTTCTGCGTTATTAGCGTTAGGTCTAAGTCTTGCATCTTGAACACCACCACCACTAACTCCTGATCCATTATACCATCCACGCATAGTATCAATCATCTGCCATTCTTGATTAGAAGAAGAAGTATTTTTTACCATTAACCATTGTGGCTCAAACCCAAGATCAATATTAGGTTTAGTAGAAGTATTACCAGTATAACTCCCACACTTAATAATATCTTGGTCGCTTGATGGCCCAAACTCACCGTCACTGTTGTTGTGTGCGAATAGGTAGGCCACGTATGTTTGTCCAGATGTATTTACTCTAGCTGTATTGCCGACAGTAAATTGTGTGGATGTAGGCTCAGTATCGGCCCATATTTGATTGAATGTTTGCGCTCCCTGAGTACCGTTCAAATTTAAATACTTTGTTGCTCCAAGGCTTCGATGGTAAACTGTCCAATCTTCTGCTGAACTAGTACGTTTTACAATCATCATTCCAGGTTGTGATCCTAGTGAATGCGATATATTACGAGGTGATGTTCCATCTCCAGTCCATGTTACAATGTCAAAGAACTTAGGGGCTTTGCGAAATGTCCATGAACACAAATCAGCATTGTTCAGATTATAATTATCTGTTGAACCAACTGTAAAACCATTAGAATTAAAAGATGTTAAACCTTGTCCCTCTGTTCCCTCTGCTGCATCGTTACTAGTTTCTAGTTTTTTTGTTACGCCTCTTGCAGTATCCACTAAACGATGAGAAAAACCTTGATCTCTCATTTTAAACCAAACCAAACCACCTTCGCCAGTATTGCCAGTGAAAGGGCTAGATGATGATACTTGTGGATTGCCTTTTTTTGTGAATGTAATCTTATTTGGGCCTTCATCCTCTAGGTTATTTGAAGTGCAAATAAGAAGCTCTGTGCCAGATATTGCGGTTAACGGCTCTGTTGAAGGAGTAAAATTAGAGGTGTAAAGAGCAGTACCTATAACCACTCTAACATTAGATAAAAGT